CATGGCGGTCATCCGGTGCTTACGATGTGTGCCGCAAACGCGGTCGTGACATCTGATCCTGCGGGAAATCGAAAACTCGACAAGGCTAAAGCGGTTGGACGCATTGACGGCATGGTCGCGCTGACGATGGCGAGGGCTATGGCTGCGACTTACGAAGTTGGGGCCGGTCCATCGGTTTACCAGGAACGCGGGATATTTATGGTTTGAGGCAGGTAGTGTGAATGGGATATTTCAAGAACCTGCTGAACGCGGTTGTCGGTGGCGCCAAAGCGCAGACCTTCGACCTGACAAGCATGACACAGGAGCAGTTGCGCGAGTTTCTGCGCATCGGCGGATCGATGGAAGCCTCGTCTGGTGTGTCGATCACCGAAAATTCTGCAATGCGTGTCGCGGCGGCTTGGCGGTGTGTGAACATCATCTCCGGCACGGTCGGAACTCTTCCAATGGATCTGATCCTGCGGGAATCAGAGGATGTACGCAAACCGGCTCAGGGACACCCGCTTCGAAAAGTCCTGACCGTAAAGCCAAACCAATGGCAGACGCCATCTGAATTCAGGCGCTTGATGCAGGCGCGTTTGCTTCTGAGAGGAAATGCCTACGCATTGAAGGTAATTGCGAATGGGCGGATTTTTGCACTTATTCCAGTTCATCCCGACCGGGTAGCGGTTGAGCAGTTGCCTGACATGACTATGCGGTATCGCGTGGAAATGAGCGACGGATCATTTAAATACTACAAAGGTGCTGAGATTTTCCATCTTCGCGGAATGTCGCTGGATGGTGTCAAAGGACTATCGGTGCTTTCGCATATGCGAGAGAGTTTGGGGCTGGCCATTCAGGGTGAGGCTGCCGGTGCCCAGTTGATGAAAAACGGTTCATTCGCGGATCGATATCTGAAGCATCCGGGCAAGCTCGGTCCCGAGGGTGTAGCCAACATTCGGTCGTCTTGGGAAGATCGCTACAGCGGCGCACAAAACGCCGGTCGTATGCCGATCACCGAAGAAGGAATGGAACTCGTTACGGTTGGCATGACCGCCAACGATCTGCAGTTTCTCGAACAGCGGGATTTTCAGCGATACGACATTGCGATGTTTTTCGGCGTTCCGCCTCACATGATTGGCGCTACAGAAAAACAAACGTCGTGGGGCTCTGGAATCGAGCAACAGTCGATTGGGTTCGTGACCTACACGCTCAACGACTGGCTGAAGGCATGGGAAGAGGCAATCAAACGCGATCTTATCGCAGAGCGCGAATGGGAAACGCTGGACGCGCGGTTCTTTACCCAAGGACTGATGCGCGGCGATGTGAAGACCCGCAAGGATTTCTATCAAAGTGGATTGCAATGGGGCTGGCTATCTCCCGATGAGGTCCGGTCTCTTGAAGATATGAACCCACGCCAAGATGGTGGCGGTGCAATCTATTACGACCCGCCGAACACTGCAGGCGGCGACGAAAAATCAAAAGGAGAAGGCGATGAGCCGCAAGAAACTGCCGGAGATTAAGGCGTTTGATGGCCTTTCCTCTCTGACGTTCGAGCCTGACGAGACAGCGTCTTTCGCGGTGGAAGCCGGGTGTTCAATCAGCCGTTGAAGGCGATGCAAACGTAATCTCGATTTACGATGTGATCGGGGAAGATGTTTGGACCGGAGAGGGGATTACCTCAAAGCGAATTGCTGGCGCGCTGCGAAAGATCGGCAATCAGGATGTTACGGTGAACATCAATTCACCGGGCGGTGATTTCTTTGAGGGTGTGGGAATCTACAACCTTCTCCGCGAACATCCTGGTACTGTTTCTGTGAAAGTCATGGGCCTTGCGGCTTCTGCCGCATCCGTCATCGCGATGGCTGGCGATACCATTGAAATCTCGGAAGTCGGGTTCTTGATGGTTCACAACGCATGGGCGATTGCAATCGGCAACCGACATGAGTTTCGCGATGCCGCAGACACACTTGAGCCCTTCGATGACGCAATGTCCAACCTGTACGCATCGCGCGCCAAGGTGAAGAAATCCGAAGCGGCGACGTGGATGGACGATGATACATGGTTCAACGGCCAACAGGCAATTGAGGCCGGTCTGGCAGATAGTGTTCTGCCATCTTCTCAAGTGGCTGAAGACGACAAGGAATCAACAAAATCTCTCGCGGCGGTACGTCGCGCTGATGTTGCTCTGGCAAAACAGGGCATCCCTCGCTCGGAACGCAGGACGCTTCTGAATGAGATCAAGGGTGGCACGCACGACGCTGTCACAACGGCTACGCATGACGCTAGCGACGACTTTCCCGCCTGTCTGGCGGGTCTCCTGAATTCGGTCAAATCCTAAGAAAGGAACTATGATGACCAAACACTTCAACCCGCGCAAAACGCGCGGGATCGTCGCTGTGCGCGCAGATGCCAGTGGCGATCCCAAAGCGCTTGTTGCTGAAATCAAGACAGCATTCGAGCAATTCAAGGAAGCGAACGACGAACGTATCGAAGCTCTGGCGACTGGTAAGGCTGACGTTATTCTCGATGAAAAAGTCGAGGCCATCAACAGCCATATTACCGACCTGCAGGCACAGATCGCTGACATCGCGACCAAATCCGCGTCTATCGGTCTGAACACTGCTGGCGATGGTGAGTTGGCCAAGGTGGCAGCACAGTTTGCCAAAGAGCGTGGCACCGAAATCACCGCAGAGGATTATCAGGCGTATCGGGACGGGCTCAACGTCTATATGCGCCGTGGTAGCAATACACCTCGTGAGGTGATGGCCTCCATGTCGGTCGGTTCAGACCCTGATGGTGGCTATACGGTGACGCCGGACACCACGGGCCGTATCGTCAAGAAGATCTACGAAACATCTCCCATGCGGCAGGTTGCTTCGGTGGTTACCATCGGTACAGATCGCCTGGAAGGTTTTGCTGATCTTGGCGAAGGTACTGCCGGCTGGGTTGGTGAGACCGAAGCGCGTCCCGCCACGAACACGCCTCAGCTTGGCAAATGGGAAATCCCCGTGCATGAAATGTACGCCTTCCCGCAGGCCACGCAGAAGCTGCTCGATGACTCGATGTTCGATATCGAGGGCTGGCTTGCCGACAAGACCTCCGACAAGTTCTCCCGTACGGAGAATGCGGCGTTCGTAAACGGCGACGGTGTTCTGAAGCCGAAGGGGCTTCTGGCCTACCCCACCGCGGCAACCGCTGATGCAACCCGCGCATGGGGAGTATTCCAGCATGTTGCCACTGGCACATCTGGCGGGTTCGGCGCTACTCCGAATGGCTCCGATAAACTGATCGATCTGGTTTACGGGGTGAAAGCGGCTTATCGGGCAAATGCCAATTGGATGATGTCTCGTGCCACGGTCGGAGAAGTCCGCAAACTGAAAGATGGTGACGGCAACTACATCTGGCAGCCTTCGCTCAATGCGCTGTCTGGTGGTCTGTTGCTGGGCTTCAACGTGGTCGAGGGTGAAGACATGCCCACGATTGCAGCGAATTCCCTGTCGGCTGCCTTTGGCGATTTTGCCGAGGCTTATCAGATTGTGGATCGTGTTGGCATTCGCGTGTTGCGTGATGCTCTGACCAACAAGCCCTATGTCGGTTTCTACACGACAAAGCGGGTTGGTGGCGCAGCTATCCACTTCGAATCGGTGAAGTTCCTGAAGTTCGCCGCGTAACCTTCGGGGGCGGGTTCGCTCGCCCCTTCCACTTTTGAACTAATTGAAAGGACACGACCATGCACGGTCTTTCCGAGAATATTGAAGTTCGCGTGGTGGGTAACCCGGTCGCAGCCGGTTCTTCCATCGACAACAACTCCAGCCGCATTGACATGGCCGATTATGAATCGGTGATGTTTATCGCGGCAATCACAGACTCCGTGGATACTGGCGTTGCTACGCTGGAAATCCAGGCCAATGATGCAGATTCCGATAGTGGGATGGCGGCTGTCACCGGCACGGGCTCAACCGTCACGTCGGCGACTAACGATGACCTGAACAACACTGTTCTTGTTTCGGAGCTCTATCATCCGGCCAAGCGTTATGTGCAGGCCACGCGCGGTTCTGCGACGGCAAATATTGCCTATGGCACGGTGATTGCGCTCTTGGTTCCCCGAACCAAGCCTGTGACGCAGGGCGCGACGGTCAGCGATGAAGCATACGCAGCAAACTAATGGATTGGGCCGGCCTTGGGGTCGGCCCTTCTCATAGGGGGTCATATGCTCAATCCTGTTCGTACAGAAGCACCTTCCGATACACCGGTTTCGATCGATGAGGCGAAGGCGCATTGTGATATCACCTATTCCGATGACGACGCTCTGATTACCTCGCTGATTGCAGCGGCCACGGAGCATTTTGACGGCTGGACCGGCATTCTCGGGCGCTGTCTTTTTACCCAGACATGGCGGGTGGATTGCGAGGGCTGGCCTACCGGCTATTTACGACTGCCTTTCCCTGACATTCAGTCGATTACGTCCGTCAAATACTATGATGGGGACAATGTAGAGCAGGCGGTGAATTCGTCGCTCTATGACCTCTATCACGACGAAAGAGGCGGGCTTATCCGCCTCAAAGACAGTTTCACGTCACCTTCGCTCTACAGCGATCGGTTGGACGCGGTGCAGATCGTGTTTGTGGCTGGGTACGGTGCCGCAGCAGGCATTCCAGCACCGATCAAAACCGCAATCCTGATGATGACGGCGCATTTTTACGAGCATCGAGAGGCTGTTGATCAGCCGATGGTGGATCTGCCACTTGGGATCATGGCGCTGATCGCGCCTTACCGACGCGCACATTTCTAAAATCTCAAACCAAGGAGTCCGGCTATGACCGATATTTCAATTACTGCGGCCAATGTGGTCGCGGGCGCGGGCGCGCGCACTGCTCAGGGTACCGCATTGGAAACCATTACAGCGGGCCAGGCGGTCTATCAGAACGCCACTACCAAGGAATTCGGCCTTGCTGATGCAGACCATGCGACGGCGGCAAACCGCGTGCCTGTAGGAATTTCGCTCAACGGGGCTGCAGACGGTCAACCATTGGCGGTTCTGCTTTCCGGGCCTGTTACGATCGGCGGCACGCTAACAGCGGGCGTGGCTTACTACCTTTCCGAGAATGCAGGTGGAATTTGTCCGGTTGCCGATGTTGGGTCCGGTGAAAGCGCGGTTGTGCTTGGTATAGCCACTACCGCAGCGATTTTGAACGTAAATATTAGTGATTCCGGCGTGGAACTGTGAGGCTGACATGAAAGCGAAGCTAAAATTCCGCCTGAACGGTGTGACCGTCGGCAAGGGCGAAGATATCCCTACGGAAATGCTGGAAGCGGCGAAGGCGCGGGGCTGGGTAGGTAAGCCAGACCCGGCGAAGCCTGAACCGAAATCAAACCCGCTGACCGACAGGCAATAGACCATGCGCGCGGGACGCTTGCGGACGCTGGTTGTCTTTCAGTCTCAATCGGAGGTTTCTGACGGCTATGGCGGGCAAACCGTCGCGTGGACAACGCAGGCAACCGTACCTTGTGATTTCATGGCAACTTCCGGTCGGGAAAGTCTGGAAACGGGCAGGATCGAGGCTGCAATCACAGCAACACTGAAATTGCGCGCCAAGGCGGTTCCATCTCTGGCGGCGGACTGGCGCGCGGTGATCGACGATGTGCCGTGGAATATCCGCCAGGTTATTCCGTTCGGGCAGCGTGATCGAAGGCTTGATGTGGTCATCGAGCGTGGCGGCGACGGGGTTGCGGTATGAGCGTATCTGTCAAACTGCGCAACAAGGATAAATTCTATTCCGCGCTAAAAAGAAGCGTTCCCGCACTGGATGGTGAGCTGCGAACCGCTCTTGCCAAGGCTGGCGATCAGTTTGTGGAAAAGGCGCAAGGGTTTGTGCCCGTCGATGAAGGGGATTTGCGCAAATCCATCAAATGGGACTGGACGCGCAAGACGAAAGACAGCAGCAACCGATCACCGGCAATCATCGTCCAAGCTGGCGGAGAAAACAAAACCGATGACGGATTTTATGCGCGGTGGGTTGAGTTCGGGACGGCTACGACGCCGAAACAGCCTTTCTTTTTTCCAGCTTATCGGTTGGCGCGGCGCGGCATCAGATCGCGGCTGACGCGATCAATGACCAAGGCCATCAAAAAGGCGGGGTTTAGCAACAAATGACCGCCGCAGCCGCAGTTCAAAAAGCAATCTATTCGCTGTTGGCCGGCGCTTCGATATCGGGTGTTAACTCGATACGGGACACGCCAATTGCATCGCCGTCCAGTTCGGATTTTCCATTCATTGAAATTGGTTCTTCGCAGACCATTGCCGATGATGCCGGCGGCGATCAGGGAATAGATGAATTCATCGACATTCATTCCTACTCTCGCGCGGGCGGGCAGAAGGAAATCAAAGAAATCATGGGCGCGGTATATTCGGCGCTTCATCACCAAATCCTGACTGTGACCGGGCGCGACACAGCATTTTGCTGGTTCGATGATGGCCGCGTTTTGGGAGACCCTGACGGCCTTACACGTCACGGTGTCCAGACTTTCAAGATCACTCACCGATCTTGAATTCCCGCCGTGAGGCGGCATTGCCCAGCGCCGGTTTATTCGGCCCGATGGAAACCTAAAGCACCGCAGTGATTGCGGCGCGCATCCCTTAGAAGGAATTTTACAAAATGGCTATGAAAGGCTCAGCCCTTCTTTTAAAGAAGGGAACGTCCTCTAGTGGAACCGCTATTGGCGGATTCCGCACTACCTCATTCTCCATCAACTCCGAAACTGTCGATGTGACCACGGCGGACAATACTAACCGCTGGCGTGAATTGCTCGCTGCGGCGGGCATTAAAACAATGTCTATTTCCATGTCTGGTGTGTTGGCCGATACAGCGCCGCATGACCAGATGATTGACGACGTTATCGCACAGACGGTCGATGCCTATGGCTTGGTTGTGGATACGCTCGGCACGTTCGACGGCAATTTCCAGCTTTCACAGCTTGAGGGTGCAGGCGAGTACAATGGCGAACAGACCTATAATATCACGCTGGAATCTGGCGGCGATATTACTTACGCGGCTGTCGCATAATGCCTGCCAATCCTGAACGCGGCGAGGTTCCTATCGAGCTTGACGGCGAGAAGGGTGTTCTGTGCGCTGAAATGGCCCGTCTGGCCGTGTTCTCGTCTCAGGTAGGCACCAAGTCGCTCCGGGATGTTTTCGAACGCCTGCAGGGCGTTGAACCGGCTGCAATGTACGCTGCGATTGATGCGTTTTTGATCGAGGGCGATGCAAAGGCGATGAAGATGGCAATCAAGTCGCCTGCTGATCTGGCGATTATATCTGCCGCCGCGATCAAGTCGCTAAGTGCGTTTATCGAGGGCGGTGAAAAAAAGTAGGACGGCGGGACGGGGCTTCCGTAATGACGGATATCCCGTTTCGCCAATGGCTTCAAAACGCAACCGGTATCCTCGGTTGGACACCTCACACATTCTGGCAGTCGAGCCTTATTGAATACTTTGCAGCCGTAAAGGGCTGGAATGAACATCAGCAGGGACTGACAGGCAAGCCGCCACCTGTATTGCGCGATGAATACGAAGAAATGAAGCGCAAAGACGCCAAGCGTGTCGAGCG